GGACCCGTCCGTCGCCACCAACAGGGAGGCGGCGAGCACGACGACCGTGAGGCTGACACACAGATGCGTGAATGCCTTGCCCATGCGAATCCTCCCGTGGGGCCGGAGCGTCGTGCCCCGGCCCCGGCAGGTTGTCTAGCGAACGAAGCTCAGATACCCGTAGACCGTCGCGGCTGCGGCCATCGTGCTTCCGGCGTTGGTCACGATGATGGGCACGCCGTCTTTGGAGTTGAACTCCTTGAACATGCCGTTGGCCGTGGTCGTGGTGCCGATGCCGTAGTCGCTGCCCAGCAGGGCCTCACTGGCCGACGTCGCCACATCCACGTCATCGTCGAACAGGTTGTCGTCAGCGGCCACGGCGGCACCGTCCAGCCCCGTGTAGGCGGCATGGCCGATGTCAAAGGTCGTGCCGGTCCCCATGTCCGACCACTGGATGTAGCTCTCCTTCGGGAGGAAGAAGATCTGGCCGGCCGGCAGGAGGCGCAGGTGCAGGATGCTGCCGCTCGCCAGTCCGCCGGCGGGCACCGTGTAGCTGTAGAGCCAGCATTCCTTCTTCCCCACATTCTTCGTGAGGTCCTCCAGGCTTGGAGCCTGTTTGTCCAGGTTGTACTGGGTGCTGTAGTAACTCGCCATGCTCACAACCTCCCATCACGCTCAGGGCGTGGCTCAGGATTCGGTGAAGGTGTACTCGATCACCCGCTCAGGGTCGCGCCGGACTGCGCCGCCGCAAATCTCGAAGTAGACTTCCCAGCGCGAGGACTTGTCCCGGCGCTGGTACACCTCAGTCTTCTGGTCAATGCTCTTTGCCAGCCCGACGACACCGCGTTGCCCGAAGACGCAGGAGCGGGTGGTGCTGGAAATCGGCAGGTGGTTGGACACTTCCCAGTTGAAGCCCAGGTAGTAGCCCAGCGAGCCTTCCGTGAGGACCTTCTGCGTGTTGAAGTCGCTGGACTTGACTTCCGTGATGTTCAGGAACAGCTCCATAAACTGCGGCGAGACCCAGGCGAACAGGTCCGTCGTGATCTCGCACTCGGCGAAGATCCGCCGCAGCTTCAGGATGTCCGCGATATTCGGGGCGCCCCCGGTCGCGGCGACGACGTGTGATTCGCTGTTCCGGTCGGTGTAGGTGGACCACGTTTCCGTCGAACCCTGATCCGCCCCGTGGGTGGCGTTGGCGACGGCGGCCGTGGCGATGACGCTATCCCACTTCCGACCGATGGCCCCCGATCCCTTCTGGACGTAATCGGACTTCGGGTCCGTGAAGGCGGCCTCGCTATCCGTGTCGTCCAGGGGGAGGGCGCCGTTGTAGGCGGCGAGGGTGGCCCAGTACTGGCGATGCAGGATGTCGTTCTCGGGCGTGTCGGCCCCGCGCGATCCCTTGGCAACGAGGTCCAAGTTGCCGAGGTAGCCGAAGGAGGCCGTGGTGCCGCGAACGCTGGACTTCTGCTGCGTCCATTTCGACAGGATAGAGCCTGTCATGTCGGCCTGGTTCATCACCAGGCCGGTGTACGCTTTGATGAGGTAATTTGCGATCTGGTCTGCCATCGGGTGACTCCTCCCGTAGATGCGCCCCGCCGGGAGGCGGGACTACGCCTGACAACACCTGTCTGCGTGGCATCGGGAGGGAATCCGCCGGAGGCGGGCCTGCCCTTCGCGGGTCGCCGCGCGCGTCCCGTCTTTCCGGGATGTCAGCCGGGCCTGTGCAGGGAATCCGGCAGGGGAACCCGTCAGCGGATCGGCTCGGGATTCAGGAATCGTATCAGCCGCGTCCGCTCTTCCGTCCAGGCTGCCTGCTGAGGATGCTTCCCTTGCAGCCACAGCAGATTCGTCTCGATTTCCTTCACCCGAACGTCCATTTGCTGATTCGAGGCGATACCCGCCACGTCGCTTTCGATAACACCATCCTCGGCGGCGTTTTCCCCGAGGCGGGAGAAATGTTTCAGCCAGAAGGGATGCCCGGCGATGCCCGCCCGCTGGAGGAATTGCTGATCCTCTTCGGACACGAATCCCTTGATCCAGCGGTCCGCCAACGTCTCCCGACGGGTGTACGTCTCCTCGCCCCATTCCTTACGAAGCGCGGCTCGCTGCTGCGCGTAGGTCTGCTCCAGCGCCAGGAGTTGCTTCTGCATGTTCTCTGCGTAGCGGGAGACAATCTTCTGGGCGGTTCCCTTCGGCACGCCGAGTTCGTGAAACACGGTGGCGTACTCTCCCAGGCGTTCGGTCGGGACGAGGTGGCGCAGGTCTTCGGCCACGTCCAGCGTGTAATCCGTCGGGGCATCCGGGACACCGCTCGCCTTGCGCCAGGCGGCCACTTCCTCCGGCGTGGCCCCGTCGCCAGGCACCTTGACCATGCCCTCCAGGCGCTGCCCGACGAGCTTCTTGGTCGCCACGAAACCCCGCAGGGCCTCGGCAGGCGTCTTGAATTGCTTGAGGGTCGCGTCCTCCTTCAAATCATCCGGGACCCACGAGCGGTCGCCGTCAGCCGGAGGCGGCGTCGGGGTTGCTGCTGGAGTTGGTGCGGGTGCGGCTGCCGGAGTCCCGACTGGCGGGGCGGCAGGAGTCGCTGCTTCAACCATGAAATCCTCCTTGGGGTGTGGCCCAAAAGGAAAGCCCGGTATGGCGGTAGCTACCATACCGGGCTTTCCTTCGGCTTGCAGCCCACCCCGGGGATCAGCCGGGGCGTGGGCTCAGTTGTGGACGACTACTTCGTTAGGTCCGGTTCTCCTTCGTGAAGAATTCAATCCGGCTCTTGATGTAAAGGGCGAGGACCCGTGTACCTTCCTGCGCGGCAGAGGCATAGGGATCAATCCCGCCCTCAGTTCGCTTCACCAGCGTCGTCTCGCTCATGAACGCTTCCCGTTGAATATCCGCCCAGACCTTCTGCCCCGCCGGGCTCCCGAAGGTGGCGATGTAGTCCCGCGAAAGGCCCTCGTCCTCCTGCCGCATCTGCTCAATGCGGAGGGCTTCGACGATTCGCTGCTCCTCGGTCTGGAGGGGGTAGGTCATGGCGTCCTCAACAGATCCTTGGGCGGCACGATCCCAGGCACGACGATGCCGCTCTCCTTCTTGTAATTCAGAATTACCATCGCCGCATCGGTCAGCATCCGCCAACAGAGATCCTTGTTTCCTATCGGCCCCACCACGTCCACCCCCTTGCCATCCGGGCGCACCGTGATGAGGAGGGGCGGAATGGGCTTTGGTCCGGTCTGTTCACCATTTCCCGTCATACGCCGACTCCATTGGTGAAGGGCTTGACTGCGCTTACCCACCCGCCGCCGCCCCCGGTGCCGGTTGCAATGCCTTTATCATCGGCGCGGCCTGTCCGGCTGCCTGCGCCGTCGCCATCATCGCCTGTATCTGGGCCTGCTTCACCTCGGCCTCTGCCCGTTGCTGGCGAATGGCCGTCACGACTTCCTGCCCGCGCATGCCTCGGGCCGGGACGCCACGCACGGAGGCTTTGTGCTGGGCCAACCAGTCCAGATCGTAATTGTCCATGATGTCTTTCAGGGCGGGGTCGTTCGGATCACTCTGGCGCAGAGTCGCTGCCCAACCGATCTCCAGTTCAATCGCCTGCACGTCGGCGGCCTTCTGGGCCAGGGCGAGCGGGCCTTGAAATACCAGGTCCACGTCTGCGTCGGGCCGCTCCAAGAGTTCCGGCGGCATGGGCATCAGCGCGTCCGCCTCCGCCATCATCGCCACGCCGGTTTCGACGAGTTGCGCCAGCGGGCCGATGAGTTGTCCGAAGGCCGGCCCCAGGAGCCGGGCCGTCTCCTCGAAGCGTTTCGCCACCTCGTAGGCCGTCATGTAGGTCGGCTTGTCGGCGGGCGGGAGCGCCCGAATCTGATCCACGAAGAAGCACCGCTCGATGGTCTTCTTCATGTCCTCTTCGACCAGGGCTGCGACATCGAACCGCGCCCCGCTGGTGAGGGTCATCACTTCTTCGCTGGGATTCCGCTGCGTGAAGTTCCTGGCACCCGGCTCCCGAATCATACCCCCGACCACGCCACCCTTGCGCTCATAGGTCTCCGGGTAGGCATCCAAGGCGAAGGAGAGGAGTTTCAACTCCCGCGTCCGGTTCTTGCTCTGCATCTCCCCCAGGGCAACGTGCGCGGGTCCAGATCCCCACACCCCACCGGAATATTTATGGAAGCGGCCCACGATTGCCGGGAAGCGCCGGAAGCCGCCTTCCTTGATGATGACCTTGCCTTTCGCGTCGAAGATGCAATCCGTCCAGGGCAGACCCAGACTATCCGCCCGGTAGCCATTCGCGTTCGTGCGGGGGTAGATCGCCCGGCTGATTGTCACCGAGTCGTCTGGTTTCTCCTCCGCCTTCTTCAGAATCTCCGGGCCGACCGCCTCCTTCCAGCGGGCATGGGCCGCCCCGGCGGACATCACGGTGTCATAGAAGATCGTGTTCACCACGCCAGCGGCGTTTTCCGCGATGGTGTAGGCACCAGGGGCCAACGTCTCGAACTCGAAGCCGCCGAAGGTGCCAGCCAGTCCCAGGCGTTCAAACATGAGCGTGGCGGAGGTGGCGATGGTGGAGAAATCCGTGTACCACTCTCCGAATTCCGCAATGAAGTTGCTGGCGTTCAGCGCGTTCAGGAAGCGCTGCGCCGTGTCCTCCAAGTAATTCTGGACGGAGTTGCTGGCGTTCAATTCCTCTTGGCGCATGCGGAAGGCCAGCCAGCGTTGCGCGGGGTTCGTCAGGTTGCCCTGGAGGAAGGTGGCGAGGTCCCGCGCCGCCAGTTCCCCCGCCGCACAGATTTGCTGCGTGGTGAGTTTCTGGCCGGGAGCGGCACCGATGAGAAGTGTGCTGCGCCGGGGGCAGAACAACTCCTCAATCTCGATCCAGCCCGACTCATTGGGCGTCCGCATCGCCAGGAGTTGCGAGCGGCGCTTGATGAGGGCGGTGATGTCAACAGCCATTAGCCCATCCGTTTCCCGGTCAGCGGGTGTTTACGCTTCTGCATCCGCATCATGTCGCTGAGATCGCTTTCGGACATCCCCAGCATGCTCTTGATCGCATCATGGGTCCCCTCGGGCATGTCCTCCATTTTCGCCTTGCCCATCTTCACGGCGTAGGCCATGCGGGCGATGTCGGCCTGTTTGCGGCTCGTGGCGGGCATCAGGACCTCCCCATTCACATCCGCTTAGACGTCAACATAGAGTGGAAAGTGCCGCCTTGCGACGTTGCTCTTGGAGAAGACGACAGGGCCGAACTTCCGACGCATCTGCACAAGCAGATCCTCGAGGGCGTCCTCTTCGCTCATCTCTGGGAGATACTGTGCAGAACAACACTTCACTTTTCCCTGATAGGAAAATTCGGCATACGCCTGGATGATGCTATACGGCTCGCAGTTACCGAACACATCGCAGTCCATTCCTTGCACCACCTCTCACGGGAGCAGCGTTCATCTCTTCCACTGTCACCCGATGCTTTGGGCAGACGGGCCACCCATCAAACGTATGCCATCCGTCTGGCAGTACCGGGCGACAGACCACTTGGCCGATTGGATAAAACGCGCTGCCCGCGTCGCCCATCTCTCCACACTGGTAGCATTTGACGCCCATAGAAATCGCGCAGGCGAACGGGACGCGCATCATCGTCCCCCCATTCGCGCATACCGCCCGCGTTCCTGCCTGGGATCACGGAGGCTCACCAGGGGGTTGTAGCTCATCCGGGCCATCCGGTCCGCCGCGTCTACTTCCATGTGCGTCAGGAAGTCCAGCGGCGTGAACCCCTCCTGGGCGCCGTATCGCAGCGCATCCGCCCCGTGCGAATTCTCGTCGTGCACCGGCTCCCCCGTCCAGTCCTCCGCCTGGTTGCTCCACGCGCGATGGTAGCCGCGCAGGCTTTCGAGCCCTGCAGGAAGGTTGTCGGCCTGCGGCATCCCGCACTTGTCCACGTCGAACACTATGCGCGGGAAGCAACTCCGCAGCATGTCAATGCCTTGCTGCACGGCGAGCTTGTCGAGGAGGACCACGGAGGGAAAGGCCGACTCGAAGACCTCGAGGGTACTCAGGGTGGCACTATAGCCCTTGGCCTTGGCATCGTGCGGTAGCACGATCCTCGTCACGATGTAGGGGCGCTCCTTGATGAGCTTGATGGCGTACTCGGCGGCGGACATGGCCCCGATATGGTTCGCCTTGAAGGCGCAGTAGTCAATCAAGCGCGTCTCCCGAGCGAGCGTCTGGTAGAACCAGATCGCCGTGCCGTCCGACCGCCCGATGTCCAGGCAGCAGCCGACGGGGGCATTGACCTCTCGCGGCACCCGGACGATCCGCCCCTCCCGCTCCGCCCGCTGGACGCAATCGCCGAAGATCGAGCCGCGCAGGACGCCATTGAACGAGCAGTAATACTCCTGAAGAATCACGGCCTCGTCCTTGCCTTCCGCCCGCATCTCCGCAATCTCTTCCGCCGGGACAATCGGCCGGCCGTTCTCTCCCGGCGCGTCTCGGCGCGTCTGCTCAATCGTTCGCAGGGCATAAAACCACCGACTCTTCGACTTGCGGGCCTCGCGCTCGGCGTATACGGCCTTTCGGTAGAAGTGGTTTTTTCCTCGCGGCGTCCCGATGAAGGCGGCCCACCCCTGGTTGCTGACGATCATGGGCTCGTAGATCTCCTCGAAGATCGTCTCCGGCATGTCCTGGTACTCTGAGAGAATGACCGCCGTGGCATTCGGTCCGCGCCGCTGCTGCATCTGCTCGCTGGCACCTTGCAACTGGTAGATCGGGCCGGTCTTGGTCCCGTAGCCGTCCTTCAGCCGGATCATGCACTCCGTCTCCGAGAATTCCTCGCGGATGGGAGGCGGAAACAGCACGTCAATCATGCGTCCGTTGTCGCAGGGGCCATCCCAGAGGGTTTCCTTGGCTTTCTTGAAGGTCGTCAGCGCATGGATGACGAGCGGAGATCGTCCGTGGTTGCCCTGCTGGTGCAGCATGAACATCCTGGCGATCATTCCCCAGAGGTAATCCTTCCCGCTCTTGCGGTGATCCACTTGCACGAAGCGGTCCCGATGCTCGATGAAGAAGGCGTACAAGACGGTCCGCTGATACGACCGGCACCAAGCCGTCGGATCGTCGTGGATCTCCGTCGGCTGCTGCGCGAGCTGCTGCTGGCGCTTCGTCGTGCGGGGCATTACGTTTTCCACTCCCAGACGTGTTTTCCCCAGAAGAGTGTCCGGCTTCCTGTCGCGCAGAAATATTGCGGGATGAGTTCCCAGAAGCGGCCTTCGCCTGTTCTTGTTGCCGGGACATGCCGCCAGAGATGCCAGGCTTCACGGATTTCCGCTATGAGGGTCTCTGGCCTTTGCTCTAGATTTATTGTGCGGGGCATCAGCGGCGCCCCCGTTTCTTAACAGATGGGTGTGATGCCAACACTCTCAGGGTTGCCGTTGTATTTCCCGTCCAGTCATAGAACCGCAATTTCATTCGGCGCCATGACCACCAGCGTACCCTGCGGAGAGCAATCTTCTCAGGCTGTTTCTGCCTGAATGCTTGCTCCTGGTATCTTCCGGCTGCCCACGCGGCCTGAAGTTGGCCGAGCGAATACGATCTCACTGTCATCACCGTCTCCCCACGGGATACGCGACTCCGTTCCGAAAGCACGTCCGGCACAGCCCCGCGATCCAGTGATTCTTGGCACTCAGATTCTCACAGCCGGGACAGCGAGAGAGATACCCGACGAAGCGCGTCCACCGCTTCGTGCGTCCGGCGATATGGCGATTGGGGTAGCGCATCACGCGACCTTCGCGCCACACTTCGTACAGGTGTTTGTCAGGAGAATTCCCGCTTCGTATGGGGGCCGTCTCTCCCAGACGTGGTCGCAGGTGCGCTCCCGGAGTTGCTGGAGATTGCAGGTATGCTCCACGGTCTCTCCCGGTTTCGGATACGGCACCCACTCGAAGCAGCGAGTACATTCGAGGAAGAGCGGGCGGAGCGGGAGGGCATCAGCCTCCATCGGGGCGTCCCGTTCCACGGGTCGCTCATTCCCAATCGCCGTGCGGAGCCCTCGTCTCACTGCCACACCCACCGCCGCCAGGACATCGGTGTCGCCACGATGAGGCTGAAGCAATACGGCGGCAGGCACGAGTACGGATGCGGCGGAGGGGGCGGCACCCCTCGGCCTCCCGCAATCGTCAGGAGCGGCCACTGGATTCCCCGTCGCCCCACTACCAGGCGGAATCCGTAGCGGGAACAGGTGAAGCGCATCAGCGTGGCTCCGGGTCCGCCTGCGGGCCGAATCGGGCAAACAGTTTCTGTGACACGTCGGTCAGGACGCGGACACGGACGATGAAGGCGATGAGGGCGATGAGGAGCATGAGGTGCGAGAGCGTGAGTAAGACGTAGGTGAAGACGAGCCAGGGCATCAGGGATGCTCCCGGTGCGTAGTAAAGGCACGCACCACCGCGGCGTCAAAGGCGGCCTGGAGGGATCGTGCGAGAGCGGAGAGGGGGTTGCGTTGGTTGCGATAGAGGTGAGGTTTCTTGACCAAGCGGTAGAGACCGGATTGGCATTGGAGGAAGAAGGGGCCTGTGATGTGGGAAAGGGAAGACGCTCGGTTCGGAGGTGAGCGACGGTTGTTATTGGTGGAAAACATTAGGGGTGCTCCAGACGCAGGAGAACGACTTTGGATTGTGGGAGAGCACGAAGCGCCTCAACGGTGGAGAGCACGTCGAGGTGAAGCAGATCGGAGACGGAGGGAAGAGGAGGAAGGACTTCAGGGGGGTGTAGTGTCTCTGAAAGTTGAAGACGGCAATCGAGACAGAGAGGTTCAACGGGATCGCTGAAGGGCCACCAGAGTGGTTTCGTGGGTGATGGAATCAGGGGGGCGCTACAGGAGAGACATTGAAAAACTTCGGGAGGGTGTACCGTGAGTGAGGGAATTCCCACGTGGAGTTGTGGCTCGCAGTTTTTTCCCCCGCCCCCCTCGTCCGTCTGAATCCCGTCGCGCTCGCTCATCTCAGACCCCCGGCTTGGCACGTAACCGCTTGTTGACGCGCTGCACGCTGGTCGTCATAATACCCCTTATCGTAATCACGCTAGGCGTCATCACTGGAATCTAACACTTGCGCGTCTATCACTCGCTGATCCGCGTCGGGCGCTGCGTCAAGAGCGGGAATAGAACACTCAGGTTGTGCGAGCTCGGTGAGATGCAGGTGATAGTGCAGTCCGCCAGCGCCTCCGGTCGGCTGGGTAGCGGTCGGGATCGTGCCGGCGCGCTCGTGGAGGCGGATGCCGATCTCGACCGCTCGGAGTTGCGCGTCGTTGTCGTCAGCGACTATTGCCTCCCCATCCGCCCCAGCCATCCTCAACGGTCGCGTGCTATCCAGCTTGCTCTCGACCTTAGCCACCCCCCGGTCTAACGTCAGACCCCGCTGCTCAAGTAAGACCTTCAGACCCTGCGCTAAATCCCCGCTTGGCGCCAACCTTGCCTTTAGGGTTCCGTTGGTCGGCGACATGCCAGCATCCCGCAAAGCCTGCACCGCAGTCTTCCCCTCCGCGATCCCCTCGATCACCCGCATCTCCCGTGGTCTCAGGGTCATACGCTCCAGCTTGCGCTTGAGGTACGCCTGCCGGTTATGCTCAGTCTTTGCCTCCCCCTGTAGCGGCATCAGAGGCACCACACCACGATACAGGCCAGCCGATCACACACCAGCAGGCATTGGACGTACTCCGCTGACACCGGTGTAGCCACCAGCAGGATCACTCCGATCACTCCGACTCTCCACATGCCGTCAGGATACCCCTCTCTCCCGGTCTGTCAAGCACATTCTTTCCTGCCTCAGACTGTCCACGCTGCCCCAGGTTGCCTTCCGACGCCTCATCCTACCCTCGGTAGCCTCCGACTCTGCTCGCCCATCCTACGCCACCGTAGCGGGTGGGACCATCCCCATCGCAATCCGTGCCTCCCGTTGCTCAGGGGTGAGCATTGCCCATTCCTGGCGTCGGACCTGCTCGTACTCTGCCTGCTCTGCTGCCCGGGCCTTCTTGCCTTTGGTGTTCCCTGAGCCGGGGCGCCCATCAGGTGCGCCAGCCGGCGATGGGTCAGTCTCTTTCACTTGGTAGATAGAACCTCTGAGTTCTTTCTGCTCTGGTACTGCATCTGAGACGTCGAGTTGTGTACATGGTCTGTTAACCGTCTCTGGACCGTCTGGTAACTGTTGCGAGACCGTTTGCCAACCGTCTGGTAACATCCTATGTAATAGAGGATAATGGCCGGCAAAAGAGGTCAAGATCACTGTGGATGTGCATGTTTTGATTTGAGACTCAACCGCTCCCAATACTCTCGGGTTGTGTGCTTGACGACGCAAATAGCCAGGCAGATAGAGCCAGCTCCCGTCCCTCACGATGAGTCCCCGGAGAGCCAGAGAGGCCAGGTAGGTTCGCACCTCGGTCTCTGGCAGCCTACACCCAGCCGAGAGTTGGGCATCGGTGGCCCGGTAGATCCCGGACGGGCGCTGCCGGTGATTAGAGCAGAGGTAGGCAAACAGCGCCCGCTCGACAAAGCCCGCCTCCGGGAGATCACCAAGACCGTCGAACTTATCGTCGTCCCACAGCCCGTCCTCGATGGGGTGGTATCGGGACCGCATGCCGTCACCTCTCGGTTGCACAGGAACCAGTGCAAAATGCACAATTTCTTGGAAGTGGGCTTTTCCTCAATGAAACCGCACAATTACCTCATTATGTATCAGATCGGCACACAAGGATTGCATGAGAAACAGGGCGTATCGAAGTGACACACGTTTGTAAGTTGTTGAATCTGTTGGGCAGGTTGCCTCGCTCCGCTCACCTGTAGTGTGGCACCGATCCTGCTATGAGTAGGAGCAGACGTTAACCTTAGACAGGAGCTAGAAACCATGCCACGCAGAATCCGGCGCACTTATCTAATCCTCTCAGCCCAGCACTACGACGGTGGCCAGTGGGTCCGCACCCCTCGGCTTGTGCAACGCCTGGAGCGTCGCTCGGACCCATACGCCGCCCGTCTAGGCCGCGAGTATGGCGCCAGTATCGCCGTCGTCGAGCCAACGGCGTACCCGGAGCTGACAATCTGTGAGCAGCGCTAACCCCACACAGGAGGCACGAGCCATGAAAACCGCAGCCCACCCGGACAAGATCATCAAGGGCGTCGCCGCCTACCTGCTATCGGTCGGCCTCGCCTGCGTGATCCTCGCGTTCTACGCTCCCACCACTGGCGGTATGGTGTTTCTCGGGACGTTCGGCTTTGTCGGCATCACCTGCGGCCTCTCAGGTTGGCTCTACTAACCGCCCACGGGCAGGAGGTAGCCATGTCTCGCATGAGCACCGACGAGCTGGCCCCGGACGGCACCATTCTCAACGGCTTTGACTACGCCCTCCAGGTCTGGGTAGAGGGCGGCATCTGCCTCCCGGTCGGCCTGGGCCGGGAGTACGCCGGGCAACGGATCGCCGACCTTCCGGGCCACGAGGTCCGGGGAAGGGAGACGCCATGAGCTACACACCGGAAACAAAACCCGTGCACGAACAGGAGCCATGTGGGTGCATCGGCCTTGGGTTTGCCGTCCACTTCTGCCCCCTCCACACCGCCGCGCCGGAGCTGGTGGCGGCGTGTGAGCGGACACTGACCATGCTCACCCATCTCACCACCGTTCAGTATTCCCGAGGTGGGGACAGAGAGATGCGCGATATCCTGACCGCCGCCCTCGCCCGGGTGAAGAGGGAGTAAAATGAAGCTGCTCAGGTGGCGGAAGCGCCGACGGGATGCACAACCAATTATTTGCGGGCGATGCGCGTCCCTGCCGCGCCCGGACTCGGAATATGTGGCGTGTTTCCGTCCCCACGGATTTATCGCGCAGGTCCGAGGCCATGTCCGAACAGAATATCTATGCCGTGCGTGCCTATCACGGGCAATCGAAGGGAGGCAGACGCCATGAAAACGTTTGACGGGAGAATCACCAAGGACCAAGTTGTGCAAATGAAGAAGCGTATGTTTACGCCCGAATACCAAGCCAACGCGACGGATGAGGACGCAATCGGGATTGCCGTCTCCCAGTATTTCGAGTGGGACGGCGGGTCAATCATTCAGGCCCTATGCAGCGCCCTTGAGGACGCGAACTTCCACACGGAACACGCGGAAATCCGAGAGCGGTATCCTTGGGCGTGGGAAGATGCAAAGGTGACGCCATGACTGGCCTACGTCTGCTCGAAACCAAACCTCAATGCTGCTATCAGTCCGACTGGCGGCGCGACGAGACGCGCTGCCCAAAGACAACGGACCAGGATCCGTTGTTGTGGTATCGGCCTGAACACCTGGGCCGGTATTGTGAAGAGCATGGGCCATTCGTGAAGGGGAGGAGGATAGCGCCATGACCGGCCTGCACCGTCTCTACCGCCGCGAATCCTCCGCCTCCGTGTTCTCCCGGGGCCGCTATCGGCCTGTGGTGGTCATCCTGGAGCCACCGGGGACCCTCCTGGGCCTCCGGCTCAAGGGTGAGCGCAAGACCTATTACCTGCCGCTCGCCTGGTGTTTCTGCGAGGCCGTCCGGCGCACGGTGGCGGCGGAGAAGTCGGCGAAACGCAAGACCAGAAAGGAGCGAAGGCCATGACCTACCATCTCGAATCCGACTCCACCGCCATTTACCTCTGGCGGGACGGTGGCCCGTGTATTGCCATCCTGCCGGTGGACCAGGACCGGCCAGAGGCCGAGCGGTTGGCGCGGAAATTCTTGGTGGCCGCGAACAGCCCTGAAACAGAAGGAGGGTATCCGAAATGAAATTCACCCGCGCCGCTCGAATCTCCCGACTACTAACCCCGATGCAGCGCCACATGATGTTGATGGCCCTCCTGACCGGCCTCACGCCACGGGAGGCCCTCAGCATCGCCAGGACCTGGTAGGATAGCCCCGCCTCAACGCCCCCGGTCTGCCTCCCAGGCCGGGGGCTATGCGGTTGTCAGAGAACGAATCCGCCCCCTTGCGAGGGCGGATCTTCGTTGGTGGCCTACACCCAGGGCTGTTTCTTTGGTGGTGGCTTCTTCACTGGTGGTTTTGCCTTACCCTTTCCCACGCGCATCACCTCCCCTCGGTTACACCCCCAACAGTCCCCCGATCTTGTCGGCCAACCGCTCAAACATCGTCCACAACACCCCCAGCACGGGCCCAGTGAGCA